ATCATAATAGACAACAAGAAAATCCGCGTTCCTCGCTTCTACGACAAAGTATATACAGAACACGACGTCCCTACTCATCTCGGACTCGACAAGAACACAACAATCCTCAAAGGAGAACGCATACAGAGAGCAAAAAAACACAGTGACAACAACACACCGGACAGACTACGCGTCCGGCAAACCGTACAAGAAGCAAAACTTGGACTACTCAAACGGAGTCAAATCTAATGCTACTTAGCATCTATACAGTACACGACAAAGCAGTCTCGGCGTTCTTACCGCCCTTCACTGCAAAGACCGATGGCGAGGCCATTCGGATGTTCCAAGACATCTGCGCTGACTCCAACCATCAATTCCACCGTCATGCCCATGACTACCATCTCTATCGAGTCGGGACCTACGACGACAACACTGCCTACCTCAAAAACTCCGATCCTCCGGAGATGCTGATCTCGGCCGTCAACGCAATAGGTCCTCCAGGACCTGTAGAGGCCGCTACACAGCCCTCCAACAACGCCCAGGGTACCCTCATCAGCGACGAAGTCCGCCGGCTCCATGAGCGCGGCGGAGAGGCTACACTCTGATGGCTCGCCCTTCAGTAATGGCGCACGACTTCTCTCGTGTGCCCTCAGCAACAATCCCTCGCTCGCGATTCAATCGCAGCCACGGATTCAAAACCACAATGAACGCCGGCTTCCTCATTCCAGTCTTCTGCGATGAGGCCCTGCCCGGCGACACCTACAATCTCAACATGCAAGGGTTCGGCCGACTGGCCACACCAATTCACCCCTTCATGGACAACCTGTTCTTCGACACCCAATTCTTTGCCGTCCCGATTCGCCTGATCTGGGACAACTGGCAACGCTTCAATGGAGAACAGGACAATCCCGCCGACAGCACCGACTACATAATTCCCAAGATGACCGACAGTGTCATCAACGTCGGAGAGCTATCGGACTACTTCGGAATACCTACCGGAGTAAATAATCTCAAACATCACTCACTATTCCACCGCGCTTACAACTTGGTCTACAACGAATGGTACAGAGACCAAAATCTACAAGACAGCGTCAAGGTGGACAAAGACGACGGCCCCGACAATATCGCGGACTACGTCGTCCTACGGCGCGGCAAGCGCCACGACTACTTCACCAGCTGCCTGCCCTGGCCCCAGAAAGGGCCCGCCGTCGAGCTCCCGCTGGGCGACCGTGCGGCCGTCAAAGGAATCGGCATCGATTCCACGGTCCAAGGGACCAATATCGCTCAAACCGTTTCCGAATCCGGAACGGGCGCACAAGCGACCTATAACTGGGGCTGGAAAACCTCGGGAGATGCCTACATCGACAGCACGCGCGACGACAGCGCCGGCATCCCCGAAATCTATGCGGACCTCACGGACGCAACAGCAGCTACAATCAATCAACTACGCCAAGCCTTCCAAGTACAGAAACTATACGAACGAGACGCCAGAGGCGGGACACGCTATACAGAAATCATCCGCTCTCACTTCGGCGTCATCTCACCGGACGCAAGACTACAGCGCCCGGAATACTTAGGCGGCGGAAGCTCGCCTATCATCGTCAACCCAATCGCGCAGACCTCGGAAACCACTGCGCAATCTCCACAAGCCAGTCTCGCTGCAATCGGAACGATGAACTCCAGCGGACATGGCTTTACTAAATCCTTCACAGAGCACTGTGTGCTCATAGGTCTCGCAAGTGTACGCGCGGACCTCAACTACCAACAGGGACTCAACCGCATGTGGTCCCGCTCAACTCGCTGGGACTTCTACTGGCCAGCGCTTTCACATATCGGCGAACAAGCCGTACTCAACAAAGAAATCTATGCGGATGGAACTGCAGCCGACGACGATGTCTTCGGCTACCAAGAACGCTTCGCAGAATACCGCTACAAACCTTCACTCATCACCGGCCAATTCAGATCTCAGGCCGGTCAACCCCTCGACACCTGGCATCTCGCCCAGGACTTCGGGGCTCTTCCAACTCTCAACAACGACTTCATCGTCGAAAATCCACCCGTGGACCGCGTCATCGCGGTGCCATCGGAACCTCATCTCATACTGGATTCCTACTTCTCTCTCACCTGCGCCAGGCCGATGCCCATGTACTCGGTCCCTGGCATGATCGACCACTTCTGATGGTCGCTCTCATGGCGTCGATCGCCGGCCCACTGGTCGCCGGCGTCATCAAAGGCGGATTCTCCGCCTTCGGCCAATCTCAGGCCAACAAAGCCAGCCAGGAATCCGCTCGCGAATCTATGGCCTTCTCCGAACAACAGGCCCGCGTCTCACGCGAATTCTCGAAAGAGCAAGCCGGGATCTCCCGTGACTTCTCACACGACGAGGCTGAAATCAGCCGCGACTGGCAAACCGAAATGTCAAATACCCGCTACCAAAGAACCATGGACGATATGTCCAATGCGGGTCTCAACCCAATCCTCGCCTACCAACAAGGCGGCGGCCCTCTCCCGGCCGGCGCCCAAGCTTCTACGTCCCAGGCTCAATCTGCCCAGGGACAAGGCGCCCAATATACGGCCGGCAATATCGGCCGCGACGTCGGAGACCTCGGCGTCGCATCAGCCGTTCAAGGAGCTCGCGTTTCCTTAGAAGCGAAACGCCAAAAAGAAATACTCCATCAAATGCGCTCAGTAACTGAGCTCAACTACGAAAAAGGCCGCACCGAAGCGGCCAATCAAAGCTACATCCACGAACAAACGGAGCAAGTAAAGGAGCAAATTCCTTCACACTCCGCTCAACGAGAACTCTGGAAATCAACAACAGCAGTCAACAAGCTCCAAGCAATCATCAATTCAGCGGAAGCTGAAATCCGCAAAGCGGGCGCTATAAGCGCAAAAGAAACTCAGAAAATCTACCAAACATGGTACGGCAAATTCCTCCGCTGGATCGACGAGACCGGCCGCGCCGTCAATCCGTTCGCATCCGCCGGCCAAGCCACGCGCGGGACCTTCAAGAAATAGGAGAATACCTTGCCTAAATCACAACCATTGGACAGAGATCTGCCCAAAATCCGCGGCCCCTTCGACCGAGTACCTTGCGTACTCATGTGCCGCGACGAAACCCGTACGCACCAATCCTTCAAGGAAGAGTGCGACATCAACACCATCATGCGAAAATACGAGCGAGGCCAACTCATCGAGCACGTCAACCGCTACCAAGGCGACTACGGCGATTACACCAATGTCCCTCAAGACTACGCCGCCTGCCTCGCCCAGGTCGCCGATGCCGGCGAGATGTTCCAGACCATTCCCGCCGCGATTCGCGAGCGCTTCGGCAACGACCCCGGCCGATTCCTCGCCTTCGCCGAGGATCCGGCCAATGCCGAATCTATGGTCCAACTCGGTCTCGCAGTCGTCCACCCTGGCCGCCAGGCCACCGCCGGAGGCGGCGAAGGGGTTGACGCTCCACCGTCAGAGAAAATCGAAAAGACGCCCCAGGCGTCTGATAAACCAGCCTGAAAGGCTCTTGGCACAGTTCCCTACTTGATGTTAACTGTGCCCACTGACACCAACCCGGGAGATCAGCGATGAGAAAGCGAAGCAGAATGACCCGACGAGGGTCAAAGAAACTGTTCCGTCGCACAGCGTCAAAGACGAACCGTCGGAACCTCATGAACGGGCCAATGCGAGGTGGAATCCGCCTCTAAAATGCCCTGCTATCAACCGCTCCGGGGATGGCGCGCCAAGGAAGTCAACGAAGCTTCCGGCCGCCGCCCCATAGTCTTCAACATAAAGGACGGTTATTCCGATCTCCCAATACTCCTGCCCTGCGGGCAATGCGTCGGATGTCGAATTGACCGAAGCAAACAATGGGCCGCACGTTGTTACCACGAGGCTTCTTTACACGACCAGAACTGTTTCATTACCTTAACGTACGCAACAGAACACTTATCTATCTGGAACTCTCTAGACATTACTCACTTTCAAAAATTCATGAAAAGAACAAGAAAAAAATATCCCTCTTCACAAATTAAAGTATTCTACTGCGGAGAATACGGACCACAACTTGGTAGACCTCACTACCACGCAATACTATTTAACATAGACTTCAAGGACAAACGTCCATGGAAGAAAAACGCCAACGGCGACATCGTGTATACTTCAAAATCCCTCGAACAACTCTGGCCCTATGGCTTCTCCTCCTTGGGAGCTGTCACCTTTCAGAGCTCAGCATACGTGGCTCGCTACATAATGAAGAAAGTTACCGGCCAACTATCAACAGATCACTACTTGAGGATCTGTGCCGAAACCGGCGAGTATTACAACATAACCCCAGAATTCTGCCACATGTCCCAAGGAATTGGCAGAGACTGGATTGAGCGCTACATGCGCGATGCTTACTCTGGAGATTTCATCATAATAGACAACAAGAAAATCCGCGTTCCTCGCTTCTACGACAAAGTATATACAGAACACGACGTCCCTACTCATCTCGGACTCGACAAGAACACAACAATCCTCAAAGGAGAACGCATACAGAGAGCAAAAAAACACAGT